TCCGCGCCGGCCCAAGCACCCGCAGCTCAAGGTCGGCCATGCGGCACTCCCGCGCGTACTCGACCGACGAGTGGACCGCCCCGCAGTCCGCACACTCCCACAAGCCGTCCGCCTTACGGTAGATCGGCTCGCCCTGACACCCAACGCACAGGCCCTCGTTACGCCCGCTCGCCAGCGCGTCCGCGTTGTAAGCATGGCAGTTCAAGCACTTCATCGCCTAACCCTCCGTTGCACCTAACGTCGATCCCTCGTGACGCCCTTACTCTAGTGCCTACTTCGGATGCGCGCAAGCCCCTGACGAGGAAATAATCCGATCGCCTACTACCGGCTTTCCCCTAATCGCTACCCACCTCGAGCTGCCACTAATGAGGCACTGCCCGCCACCCGAGACAGCCGCCAAGGATAGGTTGAGAGTGCCACCGCCGAACCCGCACCCTCCCGCACCCACCCTAGTGTACAGAAACTGTACAGTGGGTAGACCTTACCACTAGGTGCTTGTCCAACGGTGGCGCTGCTCCCCCTCGTTGGTACTGCGCCTAGTGGTAGCGCCCAGTGGCGCAGACCCCCCGGCATCTCTCCGGGAACCCGCTTGAGGCTCAGGTGGCGTAGTCAGTGAGGCTCCGCATCTCTGGATGAGACGTAGTTCTCACTTTGGACAGCCCCGGGTTGAACTGGTCCACCGAGGGGTAGAGCTGAGAGGCGTAAGCGTGGACGGTGATTACGCGGGACGGGGTAAGTGCTGGTGGAGTAGCGACAATGATCCCTTCCTTCGCACCGGGTGCTTAGGGGCACCTGCTAGGTGGCGAGATCCCTTCGTGGCTGGAGGCGGTTGAAGCGCGGCCACGCCGGATTGTCTCCCGAACGACGTTCTCGGGGATGGAGGCTGGGAGCCTCTGGGATTAGCCCTGGAGCTGTACGGCATTGCCGCCTGAAGCCGCCACCTTCTTAGGGATGGTCGTGGGGCCGTGGACAAGCGCCCCTCTCGCAGGTTTGCCCTGCTCCCCGAGTTGAGGGAGCGGAGTACCGGAGTTCGCTGCGCCTGAGGCGGGGTGGTCCCGCGTCGCTTTTAGGAGGGTGGCGCTTCCCTTCGAGAGCCGGGCCATAACGACCGCCCGCACGCTCGCTTGCTGGACTCTATCGGCGGGTGGGGCGGAAGTCTTTAGATGGAAATCTGGGAAATACGAAAAATATACGAAATCAGAGGTGGGCGATAGCGGCACCCATCTCGATGAGTTCTTGGTTAGTGAGCGGGGTGGCCTTACGCCAGGACTCGGAATAAGCGTCGGATTCACGGCGTTCGAGATCTTTGGAGTGCTGGCGGGCACCGGCGATGCGGGCACGGCCGACTCGGCGAAAGAAGGCTTGTCGCTCGGAGGCGGGGCAGCCGTGGTAGAGGTCGCCAGGCTCGGCGAGATCGGGATCGTGGAGGATGGTGCGGAGTTCTCCAAACCAGCGGATCGCGCGGCGGGTGGGGCTCTCAGGGAGGCGCTTGCGCTTCGTGAGCATGGGGACGGGCTTGTCGAGGTTGACGCGCTGCCCCGGCTTTTTCGGTGTGCCTTGAACGAGACTGCGTTTGGTCACGGCTGCTGCTCCCGCGCTCGCCGCTTCTTCTCTTCGAGAGCAAGGCTCCAGAAGAAGGACGTGCGGCCGTTCTTGGCCTGGTGCTGCCAGGTAACGCTGGCGCAGTCGTGGCACCAGCGGGAGAGGAATACGATCCGCACCCCGTTACGGACCATCTCGTAGCGATCCTCGATCTGGACGAGGTGCTGGCAGGAATCTCGCTTTAAGTCCATTGAAGCCTCGCTACGATTCGCCACGGAGGATGAGCCGATGCCGCACGCCAGCCCAACGATTGCCGCAGCTTCGACGGACACCTCGGCGGCGCTCAAGACCTCCACGCAGGCGGCAATCGACTCGCTGACCGGGTGGGTGAACGATAGCGACTCGACCTCGGCGACCACGAAGGCGTCGATCAAGACGTTCTTCGAGGCGTTGCAGACGGCCCTGCCGATCATTCAGGCGCGGCTGGAGCCGCTGGACGGTTCGTTGGACGACCTTATCACCGCGACGGACGCGGTAGTGACGGCGCTCTCTTAGCCGTAGTGGTGGCACTGGTTGAGCAGGGTGGCAAGCGGGCGGGAGGGCGGGCTGGTGTCATCGGCGGCGATCACGGAAGCGCGCAGCGAGGCGACCAGCGCCTCCTTCTCCGTGAACTCGCGCTCGCTCGTGGCCCGGCCCTGCTCGAAGGCCGCCCGGATCAACTGGTCCACCAAGGCATCGAAACTCGCCGCAGCCGACATTTGGGACTCCAAGAATGGGAGCCCGGACGATAAGAACCAGCGCGTCCCCACCGGAGACTAAAATACCGGCCTGGACTTCCTCCCCAGGTGGCACCTCAACCCCTTCTTCTACTCCGGTGGGGACGTTTTCTTGGAGCGCCCATGAAACGATGGGTATGGCTGCTTGCCGCGCTGCCGATGGTCGGCTGCGCCTCGTTCGCCAAGGTGGTGGGCGCCACGACGCCGCAGGAGCTTGACCTTGCAGTGCAGCATTTCAATGCCGAGGTTCAGAAGGTGGGATCTGCCTTTGGCCCTGCTGGCAGCGGCGTCGCTGGCCTTATCACCCTGGCTTCGACAGTGGGCCTCCACCTCTACCGAAATCGAACCCGTTCCCGTGCCTTGGGAGCCCGCTCTAGAGCCCGCTCTAGTGGCTAACTGCTCCAACTACCCACTCGGACTTGTTCCGCTAAACGACCTCGGAACGGGCTTCTACAACCCGACCGGCAACGCGCCCCACCAGGGCGGCCTCTACGCGAATGGGTCCAACTACCGCCTGATCGGTCACGAGCGGCTTGGGCGTGAAGCGGCCATGCAGATTGAGCCGCTTGACCCGCTTGGATACCCGGCGTCAAACGGGATGGTTGGCTTTGTGGCGCTCGGCCACTCAATGGGCAAGAAGATCTTTGACCAGATGCTCTTGCAGATGAACAGCGACCCGGACAAGTGGCCGCTGCTCAAGCCAATCAACGCCTGCGTGGCGGGACGAGATGCAATCGACCTCTCGTCGTTGACGAATCCTTACTGGACGACAGAGGTTCCGGCGGCCCTTGCGCTGGCGAATACGACCCCGGCTCAGGTGCAGGTGGTCTGGATGATGTCGGGGGTCCAGTCGCCGCAGTATTCGTGGCCGGCGAACACGCCGTGGCTGCGCGATTTGATGATTACCTGCGTCCAGAACGCCAAGACCTACTTCCCGAACCTCAAGCAGCTCTGGCTCTCGGTTCCGCACTACGAGGGATACAAGCTCGCGCCGCCTTCGACGGAGCCGTGGACTTACGAGAGCGGGTTTGCCGTCAAGGATCTCATCGAGCTTCAGACGCAGGGCGACGATTCGCTGAACTTCCGCAACCCGAACAAGCCGATCGTGGCGCCTTGGGTTTCGTGGGGCGGCTACTTTTGGACGGATGGGGCCGTCGCGCGCACAACGGACGGCCTCTACCTCACCTGTCCATCGGACATGCTCAACGACGGGGTGCATACCTCGGTCACGGGTTCGGCCAAACTAGCGGATTACCTTCTCGGCAACATGAAGGCGGATGCCTGCTGCTACCCGTGGTACATGGGCATCTCGCTCCCCGACAACGAACTTCCTTCTTCCCCGGGAATCACTGGAACCCTTGGGCACTGAGACAACCCCGAAGATCGAGCGCGCAGAGAATCGACGGCTGGATTGCGGTGAAGGAATCCGGCGTGATGATGCAGAGGGCGTGATTCGAGCTCATGCCCCTGATGAGCCGGTGGAGTATTCGCCGCGCCTTGCTAACGAGTTCGCCCGCGACATCCGTCTCTCCACGATGCGGAGCGGGTGGGACAAGATGCGGGAGTACCTTCGTACCCGCTACGACGCGGACCCGACCCCCGAGAACCGTCATGCGGTCGGCAAGATGCTGATTGACATCGCGTGCGTCTCCAAGAAAGAGGCGACGATTCTCAAGGCGCTGGGCCAGTTCTGCAAGGTCTACGGCCACGACGAAAAGACGATCGTGACGCAGGACGCTTCGTCGAAGGTTGAGCGCCTGCGCCAGTGGAAGGATGCACTTCAGCAGCTTGCGCTGAAGGAAGCGGACGTGATTGACGGGACGGTGACGAGCGACGGTTTGAGAAAGGCCGAAGAGGCGACCGTCGATCCCGGTGTCGAGATTACTCGCGAGGTGAACGCTTCGTTGAAGGTGAAGCGGTAAGGAGGAACGATGCCCGCGCCGAAGGCTTGCTCGAACTGCCAGCATTGGAGTCCGGTGGACCCGTCACTGGATCAGGGCGTTCGCATGTTTGGGACGTGCAACGCAATCTCGCGCTATGAGGATCATTTTGCTCGCGCCAAGGGCGTCTCGGGATGGCGCACCGATGCGCTGATGAACGCTCTGAAGGCGTCGCTGGAAGAGGCGCGTGTCGCGCTTCAGTCGCCCGAGGGCGGCATGGCCTATCTGCGAACGGCCAAGGACTTCTTCTGCTGCATCCACGAATACAAGGCCGGCGAGCGCCCGCCGCTTCAGCCGTCGATGACGGCGCAGGGTGCTCGTAGTGGCGGTTGATCCTCAGACCTCTGAGGCAATCTCCATCCTGACCCGGCTGGCTTTGGCCGAGGCGGACCCGGTTCGGCTGGAAAGTATCCAGAAAGATCTGCAATCGTGGCAATGGGAGGCGTCGCGGCAAGATCCGTGGTTCTTCCTGCGCAACCTTGCGATCACCAAAAACGAGAACCCGGACGCCGATAGCGCGCCATACCAGCCATTTCCGAACAAGCAGTACCTGAAGCTCATGCTCGATCACTGGAATCGAGTCATGGCAAAGCCCGAGAACAAGATCGGGGCGGTACTCAAGTCTCGTCAGATGATGGCGTCGTGGTTCTACGAGGCCATGTTCCTCTACATCTGCCTTACGAGTAGTGCGAAGCGGCTCTGCTGGCAGTCGAAGAAGGCAGAGGACTCCAACGAGGCGCTGAAACGCATCATCGGCATCTGGGAACGGTTGCCGGATGCCATCAAAGAGCAGCACCCGATGGAGGAAAAGTTCCTTCATCTCCACTTCCCGCGCTCGAACTGCGATATCCACGGCATCGCTCAGGGGCCGGATCAGGTTCGACAGTTCACCTGGTCGCACGCCGTCATCGACGAGGCGGGTTTTCAGGAGTTTGCCGAGCAGGCGTACTTCGCCCTGCTTCCGGCGCTTGGAAAGCATGGCGTCTGCTTCCTTGTTTCGACGGCGGCACCATCGTTCTTTGAGACGATCTTCACTCCGCATGTGATGGAGTCGCACAAGACTGAGATGCGCGGGTTTGAGTCGTGGTCAAACCACAACGGCGTCGAGGCGATCTACCTCAACTGGCGCGCGGACCCCGATAAGACCGAGGAATGGGCCGATAAGGCGGCCATCAAGTACGGTGGGCGAGAGTCCGCGTGGTGGCGCGGCGAGATGGAAGGCGATTTCGGGGCGCAGCGAGGCGGCCTCGTGTTCCCGCAGTTCGGGATGGAGACGCACACCATCCCCGAGATGAAGGAAATACCGCAAGAGTGGCCGAAGTATCGCGTGATCGACCCCGGCTACGGCGAAAGCGCGTGCGCGGTTGGCTGGTTTACCGTCAATCCGCACGATCGGATGCTGATTCTTTATCGGGAGCTGTACGTCCACGGGAAAACCGTGAAGGAGATCGCTCCGCGCATCAAGGCGCTGTCCGGCAAGGAAGAATATGAATACACGATCATCGACCCATCGGCCTTTGCGCAGACTCTCGCTGCTTCAGGTCGCTCGATCGCTGACCTGTTCGTAGAAAACGGGATTGTCGTCAATCCGGCCTACCGCGATGCGACGAAGAAGCACCAGATTCAGAACTTCGCGGCCCTACTCGTGGTTTCTGAATATGGGCAGCCGTCGTTCAAGGCGACGCGAAACTGCGAAAACTTCATCGCGGAGATTCTGAAGTACCGTTGGCGCGAGGTTCCTGACGGATCGCCGCGACCAGAGACTCCTGTGAAGGTTGACGATCACATGATCGACACCTGCGTCCCGGGATGGTCGATGATTCGATGCCGAGACGGCGATAAGCGAATGGATCTTGTTCGCGTTGGTGATGAAGTGCTTACGAGGGACGGGTGGAAGCGCGTCCTTTGTCACGCGGAGACTTCCGAAAATGCCGAACTCTGGATGGTTCGGCATGAGGGTGGGCGCCTAATCGCTACCGGCAACCATCCGGTTTGGGTGGAAGGATTCGGATTCAAGAGACTTGACCAGTTGACTGAATCTGAAAGGTTGAGCCAGTTGAGTGTAAGTGCCTTGTTTGCGGAGCGTCCAAGGCAGCTCGTTATCGCGGAGAGGTCAAGTGGTGTTCTCCGAAGTGCGCACAGAGAGCGCGTCGGGCGTCCGGCGTCGATGATGAATCCCGCGTATGCGTCGGATGCAAAGCCGAATACCGATGCAACCGATACGCGCGCAAGCGATTTTGCAACGCGGCCTGTTCGCGTGCTTTCCGCTCCGGTCAAGTTGGACATGACGGATCGGGTATTCAACATCGAGGTTGAAGGAACGCCCGAGTTTTTTGCGGACGGGATTCTTGTCCATAACTGCCTCTATATGGCGGCGTCGTTGAACCTGAAAAGCGTCTCGGAGCGTGTCATCGGACGTGACCCGCTGCGCCCTTGGTACGAGGGCACCGATCGTCGGAGGATCAAGGCAGACAGCGCGAGGCTCCGCGAGGAGTTCTATGCCGCTGGAACGGAGTACGAACCGTGATTGAGGTGGTGGCGATCGTTCTTGTGGCGGTGTTCGCGCTGGCGTCGATGGTGATGGCCTGCTGGATGTTCACGCGCTCGGCCAAGCGGACGCAGGAGGCTTACGCCCAGTCCGACGAGCATGTGAAGATGGCGCTGGTGGCGATGGAGAAGGCCATCAACCGCTACTACGCGGCGGCCTCGCCGGAGAGCTTTGTCCGTAACCGTCAGAACAGCGGGACGGTGGAGGGAGCGCAGTACTCGACGAAGCTCCAGATGGCTGGAGAAAAGAAGGCGCCGACCAAGGACGAGACGCTGGCGCAGCTTCGCCGGCAGCAGGCCGAGCAGGAGGCTCGCATGGCGGCGGTCGGCGGGATGGATAACATCCCGGTAACGAATCCGCTCGACTTTGAGAACCTGAATGGAGTTGGACGCCCATGAATGGATTCATGCCGACCTACGACCCTTCGCAGGCGTTCCAGTTCTCCATGCAGCGAGCGGCTGAAGCAGCAGCGACCGAGGCTGCGCTTCGCGATCTGATTGCGCAGCAGGAGAACCATGACCGCACGGAAGCCGCCAACGTCGCCGCCAAGGGCCTTGGGATGACGGCTAAGGCGGCGGTTGGCAGGGGAGCGTCGTACACGGCCTCAGCGGCTCCTACGACAAGCGCGATGTCGCTGGCTGGGCAGGCGGTCGGCGCTGCCGGTACGGCCTACAACGCCTATTCCAACATCTCGCAGGGTCTTGGTTCGGTTCGTGCACTCAATCGTGCGGTCGATAGTGGGATGTTGGATAGCCACGAGGAGGCTGACCTGCGCCAGAAGATGTACGGGCAGGGCATCAAGCGGACAGGGATTGGTGCGGCGAGCGGGGCGGCAAGCGGGGTGATGACCGCCGGGCCGGTCGGAGCCGTTGTAGGAGGCATCCTTGGCTCGCTTGGCGGGACGTTCCAGGCCGCCTCAGCTTATGGCGATCAGCCCGGAGCGGGCGCCTACCGAGACACCGCCCGCGCGAACTGGCAGTACGCCAAGGAACATCCTTGGGCGTCCCCGATGATCCTTTCTGAGCTTCCTGCCCAGTTGACGATGGTTGCGGGCCGAAAGCTCTTCAGGCGCTAGGTTGTACAGATTGTACCGCTTGACTTGTCGATCCAGTTTGGATAGACACTCGACCCAACTGTGGAACTCCTGACCGATCCGCGTACCGCTCGTCGTGCCCGAGTTGGCGGCTACAACCCGTCTCCAGCAGAGATCGCCGCCCTCAAGGTCATCACCGATCACTACCGGCCCGACTCCCAGCTTCGGCAGAATCTTGAGCAGAAGTGGATCACGAACCTCGCGTTCTATCGCGGGTTCCAATACTTCGACTGGGATCCCGTTCAGCGCCAGCTCGTCTACACGCAGGCGCCAACGCAGCGGTGGAAGTCGAGGCTTCCGCTCAATCACATCCGCCCGTTCGTTCGGCAGGCGGTCGCGCAGCTTGGCTCATTCACCCCACGCTTCAAGGTGCGCCCGGCAACGCGGGATGTTGAGGACTATCAGGCCGCCAACGTCGGCGAGAAGGTGCTGTCCTACTACTGGGACAAGTTGCAGATGTCCCGCAAGAAGTGGGACATCGCCATGCACCTCAAGCTCTTTGGCAATGCACTACTGAAGGTGATCTGGGATCCTGAAGCGGGCGACTTCTACCATGATGAGGTGGAGGTCGAGGATTCCGAGACAGGGGAGATGCAGACCGCCGCCGAACTGATGTTCGAGGGCGATGTCGTCTCCGAAGTCATGTCCCCGTTCTACGCCTTCTTCGACGACCTCTGCGAAGCGCCCGATCAGGCGCGTTGGTTCATGGACGTGCGGGCGGTTCCGATCGAGTGGGTCGAGGAACACTTCCCTGAGAAGGCCGACGTGATCCCGCTTGGCGTGGAAGATCGCCACGTCATGGCTCGGCGCCGGCTCATCCTGAATACTCCCGGTCTCGGTGGAGTACAGGGGCAGATCAACGACACTGAATCGGCCAAGAAGCTCGTCCTGAAGCGCGAGTATTGGCAGATCCCGTCGAGGGATTACCCTCGTGGGCGCCTCATCATTGAGGCGAACGGAATCGTTCTCCGCGACGGAGACAACCCCGCTCCGCGTCATCAGCTCCCGGTGATCTGGATTCAGGATGAGATCGTTCCGGGCACGGCGTGGGCCGATACGGCGGTGGACGACCTTCTGCCGGTTCAGCGAGGCTTCAACCGCCTTGCGAACAAGCAGATGGAGCATGTCGTCCTTACCGCCAACGCGAAGATGCTGGAACACGCTACGAACGACCTCCCTGCCTCGGCGTGGTCTACTGAGGTCGAGGTCATCAAGTGGAGCGGGATTCAGCCGCCCGGTTACATGCCGCCGCCGCCGCTCGGGACCGACGTTGAATCGGCGATGTCGAACATGCTCGGCACGTTCGACCGCGTGTCCTCGTCGTTCGGCCCGTCCCGGGGGCAGTATCAGGGCAAGATCAGCGGACGTGCTTACCTCTCGCTGATTGAGCAGGACGTTCAGAACAAGGCGCCGACGATTGAGCGACTTGCCGAGGGACTTACTCGGTGGGGCCAGCTCATCCTTGAGTGGGCGCGCGATCAGATGATCGAGCAGCGTCTTATCAAGGTGGTCGGCCGTGACCAGCAGTTCGACGTGATGGAGTTCAAGGGCTCGGATATCGGCGACAACACGGACGTGAATATCGACGTATCGTCGATGATGCCCAAGAGCAAGGCGATGGCGCTTGAACTTCTCGCCTCGCTCTCTCCGGGAGAGAAGTGGCTGACCGCCGCCAACCCGGACGATCGCACTCGCGTGTTCCGCATGTTGGCTTTTGAGGACGATGACCGGCTGGTGCAGGACAAGCGCATCGACGAACGTAATGCGATGATCGAGAACGAGCAGATGTTCCTCGGCAAGATCATCCCGCCGGCTCAGTCCTACGAGGATCAGGACGTTCACTTCCTCGTCCATACCGAAGCGATGAAGTCGGACGAGTTCAAGAAGGCTGGCCCGGTGATTCAGGCCATCTTCATGCAGCACATGCAGACGCACCGAGACATCGTTACCCCGCAGGTCGGCGCCACGTTGCCGCCTGAAGAGACGATGATGGAAGGTCCGGAGCCTGGCGCCCCGATGGGCGGTGGGCCGCAGATGCCGAACATGAATCAGGGGCCGAAGCCTCCGGCTCCGATCCCGTTCCAGTGAGAGCAGCATGGCAGCAGCAAAGCTGGTTGTAACGCCGCGCTACGGGCCTCCGCTGATGGCGGATGGAACGGGTGGGCGCCCGATCGTTGGCGAGCAGGGTGGCTGGAAGTGGGCCAAGGTCACGATCCAGATTCCGACCGCCACGATCTACGACACCACGAACCGCTGCGTGCTGGTGCATGACGGCCAGGACTTCTCGTCCCAGTACGGCTCGCGGATCATCCGGCAGGTGATCTTCAGCAACGGCTTCCCTTCATCTGGCGCGGCCTACGGTGAGTTGAAGGGCGAGTGGAGCTTTGCCAACCAGTACCTCGTCCTTCGCCGGGTTGGCAACGGCGGTCCCGGCACTGGCCCGCTGGATGACGCCGAGATCGGCGCCATCAACATTGGTTCAGGGACGATCGTGGCCGACGCCACGATCTTCTACTAAGGAGCGTTCCGATGGCGATGGTTTGGGCTAAGTGGAACTCTCCTTGGGACGTGATGCTCGTCACGGATGACAAGGGCAACTCGTACAAGAAGTGCTTCTTCATCCTGACGTTCAACACGACCAGCGTGAGTGGAATCGCTGGGCAGACCTACGACCCGACGAACCACTACACGACGAGCATCCCGCTCTCGAACGTGGCGGGCTCCAGCCTCTTTGATCTCTGGGGCATCCGTAAGGTTCACCAGATCCGGTTCAGCAACGGCTCGTCGGACACGAACATTCAGGGCGCCGCGACGGACTCCAACACGGGTGAGTGCAAGGGTGAGTTCGTCGAAGGTGCCGATTACATCAAGCTCAAGGTTGTCGGCAACGGCAGCAACGCGACCAACACTGTCCCTCAGAACGAGGCCGAGGTCGATAGCACCTCCGACAACATGAGTGCGCTGCGCTTCACCGGCTGGCTGCTCGGGAGCTAACGATGGCCGTCACCGTCAACAAGATGAATACGGTCGCCAAGATCGAAGCCGGTCGGTACTGGGAGTGCATGGGTTATCTGACCTGGGGCACCTCGGACACCTACGCGACGGGCGGCTTTGACGTGCGCGCCGATATCAAGAAGATGTTCGGAACCGGGCAGGTCATCGCGATGGACTTCCCGAACGGGTTGTCGGATGGGGCTGGTGCAACGACGATTCAGACTGCCGAAGCGACAGCTCGCTACGACTACACGACCGGAAAGATCAAGTTGTACGTCATCGGTCGAGTGTCCGGCACTCCCGGTTCGGCCTGTACCCCCGGGACCGAGGTATCGAACGGTGCATCGCTTAATGCAGGGCGCCTTGACTTCGTGGCGCTTTGCGGGTCGGCAAACGTCTTCGACCCGATCGTGGCGTACTCGTAAGAACCATTCAACGCGGCCAACCGAGCCACGCGCTCCGGTGCCGAGGAGATCGAAATGAACGCAGAGGATCTTGCGAAGGCTGCTGCTCAGTTTGCCGAGGCCGAGGCTTCGGCTGGTGCCGTTCCTGACACCGGGACACCGGCATCGACCGAACCGCTTGGCGAGACGGCGGCGCAGACGGCCACGGATGGTGACGACGTTGAGGTTGAGTCTGCCGGGCAACCTGCCAAGGAGCCGGACCCGTGGGACTCGATCAAGGCGAAGTTCAATCCGTCGCAGATCGAGGAGATGCTGAAGGACGCTGAGAACACGCGGGCCATGCAGCGTGCAGCCCACCAGCGCAACGAGTCGGCGGCTCGTGAGCGGTCGATGGCCGAGGATGCGGCAAGGAAGGCGGATGCTGCCCTTGCTCGGATTCAGGCAATCGCCGACGCGGCTGGCGCCATCGCCGCTCAGGGCAACCACGAGCTCGCAGGGCAGATGCTGGCAGCGTTCTCCAGGAGCGGCGAGGCGGCCCCGAACCTTCCCGGTACGGAGCAGGCTGCTGCTGGCAATCCCGAAGTTGCTCAGTTGAAGGCCAAGCTGGCAGAGATCGAGAACCGGCAGAACCAGATCGCGTTCGGCGGCAATCACCGAGAGGTCACCCGTCGCGCGATCGAGGTTGCCCGATCGAATCCGATTCTGAACCAGCCGTGGGCCAAGGAACTCGGGGTGGCCGAGAAGGTGGTGCAGGAGGCCGTGGCCTCGCTCTACGAGCAGGACAAGGCCGAGCCGGGGTCAGTTGATCCGTGGAATCCTCGGACGCTGGACCCGCAGGTTGAGAAGGCGATTGCGGCTGCTGCGAAGGCTTGGGAAAAGACGCACGATTCGATCGTGAAGAACTACCGAGCCGAGCGGAAGGCCAAGAACGCCGCTGTGCCGCCGAGCAATAAGGGAGCGAGCGCGGGTGTCCGTGCCGTTCCGAATCCTAATCAGGCGCCGCCCCCGAATCTTACGCGGCGTCAGCGAGAGGATTGGCTTGTGAACCAGTTCGTCGCGGCCACGCCCAAGCGGCTGGCCAACGACATCTAAGGAGCGTCGCCGATGGGCGATACCCTCACTACTTTCAGCCCGTTGCAGAAGAAGATCTACACGGGCATCATCGAGTCGCACCTCAACAACAAGAACCAGCTTTGGTCGTGGTTTGAGAAGCGCGGTGCGGATGGCGGCCAGTTGCCGGCGGCGGGTAGCTCAACGGAGCCGGCGGTTGGCCGCTACTTCACCGTGCATAACGGCCGCAACACGGGCGGCGGCTTCACGGACCCGGATGGCACCTACCCGATCGCGGGTGCCCAGGGCTATTCGCGTGGCGTCATCAACCCGCGCACGCTGCACTTCCCGATCAACGTCAGCAAGTCTGGTATCCGCAACACGCGGACGGATGCGGCGGCTTACGGCCGTCTGATGGTTGAGTCGGCGACGCGGGCTGCGAACGACGTTGGCGTGAAGCTGGAGCGTGTGATCTGCGGTGACGGCTCGGGCACGCTTGGCTCGGTTGCTTCGATCGGTGCGTACTCTGGCGGCTCCGTTTACACGCTTACCAATCCGGCTGATGCGCGTAAGTTCTTCGTTGGCCAGGTCATCACCGGATTTTCTGCGCGAACGGCTAACTCGACGTGGAGGGTGTTTGCGGCTGGTGTTAACTACGCGACCATTACGGCGGTTGATCCGACCGCCGGTACGGTCACGATGACGAACACCGCTGGCAATATTACCGGCGCTACCATTGCCGCTGGTGATGTGCTGGTCGAGGGGTTCACGATCACGACTGGTCCTACCTATTCGGCTTCCCGCAGCACGTCTCCGACCACGATCCGCTATGAGCCGATGGGCATTGATGGCATCGTGAGCGACCGCGACTCGCCGATGGAGACGGGTACGACCTACGGCGGGCTCTATGGCATCCTTGCCCCGGCGGACTACAGCGGCTCGGCCAACACTGGTGGCGTGACCTCGTGGGCGTCTTACGTCAACCGCGTCACCAGCGGTACGTCGCGCGCCTACAACGACACGATCCTCCAGTCGCTGAAGGACCGTATCGAGATCGACTCGGGCCTTGCCCCTGACATCTATGTCACGAGCTATGGCGGCCGGGTTGAGTTCGTGAACGCGCGGCAGGCGATCCGTCGCACTGTCAACACGATGACGATTGCTGGTGAGACTGGTGGTGGCTTCTCGGAAAATACGGAGGCCAAGCAGTTCGTCGAGTTCGATGGTAAGCCCATCGTCCCGTCGCGCTTTGCCCCGGTGGGTCGAGACGCCAACACTTCTGGCAACTACACGACCTCCTTCCTTGCTCTGAACACGAGCCATATCTGGGTCGAGGAGTGGCACAAGCTCCGCTTCATCGACGACGACGGCAACACCTGGCGCATGGTGGGCCGCACGCCGTTCTTCGAGGCGATCCTTGAGTACCAGTGCGAGGTGGCTGCGAACCGCCGCAACTGCCACGCGAAGGCCACGCAGATCATCGCGTCGGACTTCACCTGATAGCCTTCCGGGGTCGGGGCTGGCTTAACCGCCGGCTCCGGCCCCGGGTTTCTGGAGACTTCATGCGACCGCCGTTCTGCTCGTGGGAAACGATCGCGCACCGGGAGTGGAATGACTCCATTGGCGTTCGGCACTGGGAGGGCATTGCCGTTCCCGGTGACTGCGCGCATGGGCCGCATCGCTACCACGACTTTGAGCAGCAGTTGCAGCGGCTTTGCAAGGACTTGCGGCTCGGATTTGACCTGACGACGGGCCGCTACTGCATCTTCCGCTACACGCCTTCCCCGGAGGTTTTGGAAGGTGAGGGCGTTAGCTACCTCCACCGCTACCCGACGATCATCATGGATCTTCGGTGGACGCTGATTCAGAAGAAGAAGGGTGGCGGGCACCACGCCGCGCACTATTTCCGAGACTTTGGCGATTGGGTGCTGCGTGACCTTGCGCGATACGGCAAGGCGCGGCTTGAGGGCCGCACCGGCTGGGCTACGCAGGAGATGTGGCGCCTGCACAACAAGAGCGAGACGGACATGCGCGTGGAGCGCGAGCGCCAGATCAAGGATCTGGTGGATGACGCGATGGATTTCGCCGACCCCGGCAACCCCGGCTTCCATCGGACGATGGTGCGCGTGCCGGAGAAGGTGGGCGCATGACGTTCACGCAGCTTCGGGCTTACCTGACGAACTTCCTTCAGGCTAACGCTTCCGGGGCTGGTGCGGGTATTTGGTCCCAGAGCGAGATGGATCAGTACCTGCGCGACGGCGAACTCAAAATGTTCCTGCGCGTCGCCAACAAGCATGAGAACTTCTTCAAGACCTCTACCACGCTCTCTGAGACGGCGAATACGGCGACGATCAACCTGCCAACGAACACTTACCGGCTCCTGAAGCTGGAACGGATCGTTGGGTTCAACGCCAGTTCGACGAATCCGATTGCGATGAACCCGATTGACCGGAACGTCTCGTCGGAGACGGTAGCGCGTAGTTGGGACTACCTGCTCGTGAACAGCGGGCAGGCGCAGTACCCGATGAACTACGAGATGCACGGCCAGAAGCAGATCGAGCTGTTCCCGACCCCAAGCGCGTCGGCGACGGACTCGCTGAAGCTGACCTACGTTTACCGCCCCGCGTCGATGTCGAGCGGCAGCGACACGCCGTTCCAGATCAGCGCAGGTGCGGCAACGAGCGGCACCGATAACCTTGAGGAGTTCCACGACCTCATCGCGCTGTACGCGCTGGAGGCGTGCTTGCTCAAGGAAGAGGGCTACGCGCAGATGGACCGGATCATGGCCAAGCGCCGGGAGCGCGAGGCCGAGTTGGACGCCTTCATGCGTCAGATGCAGACGCAGGCGACCCGAGGCCCGAACATCACCCCTGACGAATGGGATTGGTGACATGGCGTATTACAACGCGGTCAAGCAGTTCAAGCCTGAGATGCCCGAGTCGAATGGTGACGGGATTCAGGTCTTGTCTCATTGGGGTCCGCATCGGGAAACCTCGATTTCCGAGATGACCTCGAACGGGACGACGATTTCAACGGCAACCCGCAACGACACCTGGACGGTCAGCATCTCTTCGCTTGCTGACGGGTCAACCGTCGTGATCGCCGATGCCACGACCTACTTTACTCCGGGCGCGATCTACGAGATCAGCGCGGCCGGCGCGATGCTCGGCTACTCCTGCTACTTCAACATGGAGTGGACGAACCTTACCGGCAGCAACGCTCCGGCTCCGGCCACGGGTGATTGGGCGTGGCCTTTTTCCAACATCCCGCAGTTCGTCTTTGTGGCCAAGGAAGGGCAGGAGCGGCTGTCGCTGAAGTTCAACCTGATGGGGCAACCGTCGGTTGCCACGGTCTTCCCCAAGATCACGGATTCTTACATTCAGGTTCGGCGACTGACCTGATGGGCGCGCAGACCGTCACGTTCTTCTCAACGATGTTCTCGGGTGCCACCAACCCGGGCCTTACCCCGATCCCATTTACGTCCAAAACGGAAACGTCTGGCAACACGATTCGCTACGACGCGCTGGGTGGACTTAGCAGCAGCCCGGCCGCACTCGTGTCGTTTGCTGGTACAAGCGCTGATTGCTACGGCCAATACGACCTTGGTTCTCAGGTTCCAACCTACGGAAAAATCTTCACATTCATCTTTAACGTCAAGTTCGTAATCCTTCCTTACGTTGGGCTTTCAAGCCAAAGCATCTCTCTGTTTCGAGTGACTGGAACGGATGGGATTCTTGCCAACGTGCAGTTGTTCAAGCCTGCTGCCGGAACTCCCAAACTGCGCATTTCGGATGCGGAACACTCGACCAACACCAACGGCACGACGACGCTTGCCGCTGCGACGTGGTACGAGGTCAAACTGGTATTGGATGCTACGCCGGGCTCCGAGTCGCTGACGCTTTATCTTGACGGAGCGCAAGAAGCGCAAAAGACTGGGACAGGAGCGTTTACCCGAAGGGTCGGTTCGCTTCTATTTGGTGGTATGACGGGAAGCGGCGTCCCGGTGCTTGGCGTCAACTGGTACATTGACACTATTACCTGCACCGCGCAGGTTCCATTTGCTCAGATTCCGGTGATGAACAAGTCGTTCAGACCGATGGGTTCCACCAACATTGGCTCCATCGGGGTTGGCTTCTGATGCCGACGTTTCGCCCCCTTCGCCTGAAGACCTCCAAGCGCGGGCTTAACCAGCACGATCGCCCCGAGGATCTTGCGCCGGGAGAGGCGACGGTCGCCAATAACGTCATCTTCTCCCACGACACGATTAAGAAGCGGCCGGGGCACCGCAACCTACTGACGGGCAGCGCCGACAACGTGCTGGCGGGAGGGGTGCCTTCGCAGTCGCTCTACACGGTCGGCGAGGAATACCTGCTTGAGCATCTGTCTGGGCTGACCGTCTGCGGCTCAAACTCGGCAGCAAGCATGTCCGGCCCCTCGTCGCGGCGCGAGTTCTACAACGCTCGGCAGGGCGTCATCATCATCCCAGAGGATGATCTGACCGGGATGAGGCTTAACTGCCGGTCAAGCGATTACGACTGGGCGGTAGAGTTCCCGATCTGGACGGACGACCTTCCGCTGCTGCGGTTCAACGCACTGACGTTCACGACGCCAGATGAGGCGCACGCAATCATCGTGGCGGCCAAGGGGCGCAGCACGTCGAACTCGCCGTCCACGAGCAGCCAATGGGCGGTTCGGATCATCCCTGACGCCACCAGTACCGAGCGGTTCCATATCGTCCTGACGCTCTACGAAGGCTCGGTCCATACGGCCGGGACGGACTTCTACTACCAGAGCGGCGCAAACCGGGCATGGGTGGAGCCTGGGCGCCGTATCTGGGTGGGCTGGAAGTTCAGCGCGAGCGGTGCGACGATCACCTCGTACTACTGGATCGAGGGTGCAACCTCGGTGGTTTCGTCCACCGCGAGCGTTACGGGCACGCTGCGCACGAATGGCGTTGGCGGAAGCACTTACCCCATCTGCATCGGGCGCCGTCTCTCGAACGCGAATGAGTACGGCTCCGGCTCTGGTGTGACGCGCCGCGAGATGGGTTTTAACGGCTGCGTCTCGGACTTCCGCTTCTGGGACAACTCGGGTGGTGGCGCGCTCTCGCTGCCGGCGAACTGGGGGTCGGTGAGCGCCAGCCCTCCGGCGACGACGGACTGGTACGTTGAGCGGGAGATCACCGAGGATCAGCTTACGACCGATGCGGCCGTGGAAAGCGGCAACATCGTGCAGAGCAACAGCCTGCGTGCCTACTGGCAGTTCAAGCCGGAGTTGATCGGCGTGAGCGCGGCGGGCTCGGCGACGGCGGCCGACAAGTACCGCATGATCCGCCCGCGTTATCGTTCCAGCGGGGCGACGACGCCGGTGGCGTGGCTCACGGGTGCGGATGCGACGTGGGTGGCTGGCAGCGGCGCGCTTGGGAGTTATGCGCTCTCGCTGACGCCGACCGGCCCGAGCGGGCAGACGTACATCTACGCGGACGCCATCACCAACCTGAACACGGCGGGGGCTATCTACGGCTACCGGCCTTACCGTGGCGGGGTCCGCATCCCCAATGGCAACGCTTACCTCAACCGGGTCACGACGACGAGCGGGACGTATGAGTTCCCGACTGCGCTCTCGGTGCGGGTGGCGCTGAACCTCGGTGCGCTTCCTTCCAGCACGTCTTACGAAGAGACGATCTGGGAGATGGCGGTGGCGCGGCAGGGCGCAAACCCCAACTACGATCGTTATGCGGTGACGCCAACGCTTCAACTGGCGATCGTCTACAACGCTGGGGCATGGAAGTTCCGATGGAAGGTGCTGGACGGTTCCGGTACTGCGACGAGCATCTACAGCACGACTGTCCCTGCGGAGGGCAGTACCTATGTGGTCTGTGGAACGGCGCGCTGGTTTGGGTCGAACGGTCGCAAGATTGCGATCTACGTCAACGGTTCGCAGGAAGCGACGAGTACGACGGCCGGTACGAAGCCGTGGGTGAGCCAGGCGTCGCGCACGGATGCCACCGCACCGAATAAGGACGACGACGACGGGCGTACGGACTGCTTCCCGATGTCGGTGGGCTACACGAACACCACGACGGAAGCCTCGACAGCCACGCCTCCCGACCCGTGGGGATTCCGCTTTGGCTGCCATTACTCGGGCGGCATCGCCAAGGGCCAATACAGCGAGCATGGCTACTGGGCCTTTCACGACAACGAGTGCAAGAAGGACGCGAACAGCGGCGTCGCCTATCGCGGGAACTCCCCGTTCGTTGGCTCGATTGGCAGCCTTCAGATTTGGCGGGACCACGAACTCAACGAGAGTGAGGCGCGGCGCTTTGCCGATCGCGCCCCCAACTCGCAGGAGATCGCTGGTTACGGGAGCCGACTCGCCTCCTCGTGGGACATGGAGGAGGGGCAGGGCACGGCGGTCTACGATCGTGGCTACCTGAAGAATCACCTGCTGATTAACCCGTTCCCGACCGTGAAGGTGCAGGCGGGTGCGTTCCAGCGGGACCGTAAGGCGCCGCTGCTCGGGCTGACGCAGCGCCGGGAGCGGCAGGTGCGAAGCGGCGTGCCCGTGCGCGAGGTGTACGCCGTGGGCGGCGGCTGCGTCCACAAGATGCAGGTGGACGGCAACGGGAACAACTACCTGGCGCCAATCGGCCGCTTGCAGACGCCACAGCTTTACGACCCGGCGAACGTGGCGCTGGAACTGCCGACGTGGTTCTCGTTCAGCGACCAGCTCTACCTTTGCACCGGCCTTGGTCCGGTGAAGCGGATCACGAACGGGAAGCTGCTGGATGCCGGCCTGAACCCGGTCTACGGGGACATCGGGCAAGATCAGACGAACCTTGGCTGGCGCGAGTTTGACCGGGATGGGACGTTCATGCTGCTCGGCGTGGACGCGGTTAGCTCGGCGACGCAGGTGTTCGTGGAGAACGGCAAGTACGGTTACCAGATCACCTTCTACGACCCCGAGAGCGGAATTGAGTCGGCGCCGTCACGGGCCATGTACGTTACGGCGGTAAACAACGGGCTGTCGGCCGGCAACGGATGGCTTGGGATTCAGCTCACGAACCTGCCTAAGCCGCCGCAGAAGAACGTCACGAAGTATCGGGTGTACCGCACGGCGAAGGACAGCACCGAATTCAAGTTCCTCGCCGAGATCGACGTGGCGCCGACGTGGTACGACACCGCGGCGGATACGGCGCTTGGCAGCGCGATTGATGCCGGGCTGAACTTCCCGCCGCCGCAGAACGCGCGGATCGGGATTTCGTTCGGGGCGCGGGCAATCTACGCGGGCGTGCGCGAGACGCCGAACACGATCTACTACTCGTTGCAGGGACAGCCGGGCGCGGTCCCGCCGCAGTACCAGTTAACGTTCCCCGAGCAGATCACGGCGCTGCTGCCGTACAACGACCGCGTGCTGGTGGGAACGCTAAACCGCTGGTACGCGCTCTTTGATACCGGCGGCGACATCTCGATCACGGGGATTGACGCGCCGCCGATTCAGTACGCGGTCATCACGGAAGAGACGGGGTGCATCTCGCACCATAGCTGCGTGATGGTGCCGGAGGTGGGCTGGATCTTCGCAGGGTCGAAGGGTCTGTACGCCACGAACGGACAGGCGTTCAAGTACCTGAGCAAGAAGGTTGAGCCGTATTGGGGCACGCTGAACTTCAACGCGGCGTCCCGCTTTGTAGGGATGCTGAATCAGGGCGATAACCAGTACGTCCTGTACCACGGGCTGGCGGCGGATAGCGAGGCGCGGAACAGCAAGGCGCTGGTCTATCACTACGACTCCGGCTCGTTTGCCATCTTCGACAATACGAACGTGCTGAACGCGGCGCGGATCGAGGACGAGGACACCGGCATTGACCGGATGGTGGTGACGGACTACTTCGGCAACCTCTGGGAGTACGCGCCGCCGGATACGACGGTGAACGCGGACGGGGTGAGCGCGGCGCCGTACACGGGGACGGTGATTTCGGCGAAGAAAGACCCGCTCGCGACTGGCAAGTATACGCGGCTGCGGCTGTCGAACACGGCCAACCTGCCGACGGCGGGTAGCGGGCTGCGTGGCGTCAGCCTCTACGTTGCGAACGGGGCGTCGGCATGGAACACGGCGGCCTGCCGGATTCTCTGGAACGACGCGAGCTACGTCACGGTGGAGAGTACGAACGCGACGACGAGCGACCCGACCGGGTTCTCGTGGAAGCTTGGCTCGTACCTGGCGACGTGGACGACCGGGAAGATGGACCTGGGCGCCCCGACGCTGCTGAAGAAGGCTGCAAAGGCGCAGCTTGAGTATGGGGCGGCGGGCGGTACGACGCTCGGCTTCTCGTACCAGTGGGACGAGCAGACTGCGCAGGAGTTCACCGCGCTCTCGCCGGCTCGCCGGTTCGATACGGTGGCGCCGATCCTTGGGCGCGGCCGGAACTGCCAGATCAGCGTGTACGACTCCACCGCGACCGGGGGCGAGACGAATAACCCTTGGGAGGTGCGGGAGATGGAGTGGGACTACTTCGTTAAGGGGCGAGCGACGTTTATCGGGAGCTGAATGGACTGGAGTGACCGCGACACGATGCTGGAGCGCCTTGGCCGGTTGGGCAAGGCCGGCGGCGTTCCGCTCGTGGGTGGCGACCCCAAACTCGCCATCGACGAGTTGCAGCGGCGCACGTCCACGGTGGCGCAGGCGGCCTCCCAGACGCTTGCAGAGGTGTTCCGGGGGCCTCGGACAGGTGACTCGGCCCCGGTGATCGAGTTCGATGCACGCGCCGCCCCGCCGGCAGGGTCTGGGGATAGGCTCAGTACGACGCAGGCTGCCGCAGAAGGACTCGGCTCGGTGGCGAACCTCGTCATCTTCCGCCACGGGTTGGGCTTCGTGCTGGACTACTACACGGTGATCCGTAAGTGGCTTCGCACACCAGCCGCTACGCCGCCCAATCGAATTGGCGACCTTGAGCTGTACGCGGTGGACGACAACCGAACGGTGTTTCGGCTGGACGCGGATGCTGTAAGCCAGGAGGCGATGATTACCGTCACCTGCTGGCCGAGCAAGGTGATCCCGGCAAACGGTATAAGCCCAAGTAAGACTGGGGCTTCGCGCGGGACTAGTGGCTTCATCAGAGCGACGGGCCTGTAGGAGTAAGACATGGGCTGGTTTTCAAGCGCAACAAACTTTGTGATGCCCGGTTGGCTTAATCCTCAAACGTACACCTCTGGTGGGCGCTCGCTTCAGCGTGGGGGTGGAGGCGGTGGCGGCGGTGGGCAGCGCCAGCAGCGGCAGTCGCCCAACGCGACCATGCTCCCGGTGAGCGGTCCTTATGCCGGGCTGGACGTGGGCGGCGCGTTCGGGACGACCGGCTCTTACGGTAATACCAACCCGTTTGCCAACGTCGGCGGTGGCGATAACCGCAAGGGCGCCGGCCTCTATAACCTGCCGGAAGCCTTCGCGGGGTGGTCGGCCCCGGCGCGGTACGCCTTCGCCCCCTCGCTGTCCTACGCGCAGCAGCTTCAGCCCGCGACGGACTTCTACAAGAGCGAGATGGGCAAGGACTATGGCAACGACCTCTACAACCGCTCGGCCGACATCTACGAGGCGCAGGCCAAGAACGCGCGGCGGCTCGGGCAACAGGGGCTGGCGCGAGCCGGGTACGGGGGAGGTGGGGCGGTCAGCCCGTTCGCCTCGCTCCAGGTGCAGCAGGAGTCGGCGGCGCGGGCCGGGGCGCTTGGCAGTGCGGCGCGCGAGTCGGTGCTTCAGGCGCAGCAGATGAAGGCCGAGTCGGCGCGGAACTACCAGAACTCGCTGTCGTCGTGGCTTCAGGCGATGCTGGTTCCGGCGCAGCTTCAGGCGCAGGCTTCGTCGAAGGTGCCGGGTACGAACCTTGGCCCGTCGCTGATCGGGCCGGCCATGAACCTTGCGGCCAGCGGGATCAGCGCGTTCGCGTAAGGGAACCCCATGCCTCAGTATGCACTACTTGGACTTACGCTTCTTTGCTGGCTTGGAAACGGCATCTTTTGGTGCCCACCCAAGACGGTAAATGCGCAAGTAGATGCAGGCACCGCTAAGGTTGAGCGGCTTGCCCCAGTCGGCAAGGCACTTGGTTTCTCCTTCGATCGTGAGGAAGTGGTTCTGCCTGGTATTTCGAGATTGTTCTGCCGGAGTAGCCCATCGGCAGTTTCCGGGTTCGTAGTTCCCGTTTCCATTAATGCGGTCAATGCTCGTTCCGGGCGGTCGCTCTCCCATATCCTTGAGGAACCCATCGAACTTAAGCCACTGGTCGCAAACCCTGATTCCTTTTCCATTGTAGAGATAGGCCCACCTTCCAGTTTTTTTGGAACAGCGCGTCTTCATGTGCTGCCACGACCGATAGGTGGGACTATTAGTAAGGCCGTGAGTTTTATTGGCCGACTTTCCGTAGCACCCACAGCTAACAACCCTGTTTTTAATGAGGTTAGAGGAAGACGCGAACGATTGTTTTCCGCAATCGCACTGAACAAGCCATACCGACGACTTATCATCCGCCCTCCTACACGGAAAGAGGGCGAGCAGCTTTCCGAATCGCTTACTCGTGATGTCAATGGCGTTTCGGTTTACCGGGACAGCGAGGTACGGTTCCACGGGATCTCCTTCGCCAGCAAGTTTATCACGACTAGGAACTGATGGCTATGGGGCAATATGCACCGGGCACCCAGAGTTTTGAAGCGGGCGTCTCTCGCCGCGATAGCCGCGTGTTCCAGCGCCGGCAGAACGTGGCCGACATCCTCGCCGGGTTCGGCCAGCTTGCGCAGACGCTTGGTCAGGTTCGGCGCGCGCACGAGGCCGAAGCGAACGACGCGCTCTACACCCAGAAGCTCGGCGAGCTGATGCAGGGTGGTGTTTCCCCGCAGCAGCCGCCCGCCATTACCGCCCAGAACGTGCCTGCAATGGCCGAGGACGTGCCGCAGGGATGGCAGGGGTATCAGCCGCCGACGCCGGCTGCGCGCGATCCTGGGGCATCCTACGACGCTGGCGTGATGCAGGCGGCGCAGCCGTCCGCCTCGTCGTTCCTTGAGCGGATGGGGCGCACGTTCACGCCTTGGACGAACGGCGGCTACCAGCCGCGTCTCTCCGGCCAGCAGGCGGCGTCGCTGATCCAGATGCGGCAGGGAATGGCTTCGCAGGCGGCGACGGCTGCGCGCGAGAATCGCAAGCTGGCGCTGGACGAGGCGCAGGCCGCCGAGACGGAGCGGCATAACCGTGCGACGGAGGGCGATAAGGCCGGCGAAGATCGCGGGAAGGCGCTGGCCGACCTTGATAAGCGTTACACCGAGGCCCTTAGTGAGCGAGGGCAGATCAAGTCGCGGCTGGATAAGGCGCTGACGCTGCGCGCCGGCAACCTTACGGACGTTGGGCTTCAGACGGCGATCGCGGACAACCCGAACGATCCGATGCTGCTCAAGATGGTGGAAGACCTCAAGGCGTCCGGGCTTGACCTCAAGTCCCGCAAGGAGACGATCGACCGGATCGTCGCCACGACGCAGCAGGAACATGCCGGAGCGGATGCCCGCGTGCAGGCGCTTCAGCCGTTTTCTCAGGAGTTCATGCGCTCCTCGCGGCAGCGCACGGGGGTCAAGCCGGAGGACCGGGCGGCGTGGGCGAAGCGGCGGATGGCCGACCTCAAGGTCACGCCGCAGACGATCACTCCCGACCAGGCGGCTTCGCTGCGCGCTGAATGGGACGCGCTGACCAGTGCCGCAGGACAGTAAGGCCCAGACGCCCGAGGAAGCCGCGATCTTCGGTGGTGGCAGCGCCACGACTGCGGAAGAGGCGGCCATCTTTGGGGGTGGCGCTACCAAGCCGTTATCGGCCGAAGAGTCGGCGATCTTCGGGGGGCAGGTTCCATCTCCGGTTGACGCACAACCTCCAGCCTCTGACACCAATCTGCCACCCGCTCCCAAGGACTTCGCGCGCACCGGCGAGCCGCTGAAGTCGATCTACGACCAGCACCGGGAGATGGAGTTCAAGAACCGGGCGCTTAACGAGGCTGGTCGGCAGGCCCACATGACTATGGGCCGCTTCGTGGAGACGGCGGCTGGTCTTCCTCCCGGTCGAATGGCGGCAGCGGTTCGCGTCGCGCACGCAAACTCTGAGGATGGGTCCACCCCGCTCGGTAAGAACTTCTCGTACTACTACAACCTGCCCGACACCAATACGCCTTGGCGCCTCGCCGAACGCATCCGTACCGGCAACGGGTCGCAGCCGTGGGAGGCACCTCCGACTGAGGCTCCGACCGTTGAAGAGTTCCGTAAGTTGGCCGAGGTTGATCCCAACTTTGCGCCGACCTTTCAGCGGTACATCGACGCGCAGCGCAAGTCGCAGGAGTTGGCGGCGCAGAATGACGGCGACCGCGCGGCATGGATGCGGCTCGACCTTGAGAAGAAGGTGCGGGCAGAGTACGGCGCGCTGGATAAGGATGCCCGCGCACGCTTCGAGGCGGATCGTGGCAAGTTCAGTAAGGGCGTGCTGACGGGCCGCCCGAGCGAGGCGAACGCCCCGACTCCTACCTCTGAGGACTTCATCCAGCAGATCGTCCGTGATCGAGAAGTTCCCGGCATCCATCGCCCCGCGCTCTCGAACAACGAGATCGCTAACGCGATGTGGACCGAACTAAACTCGGTGGAAGCGGGTCGGCAGGCACAACAGCCTTGGTATCTAAAGGCGCTCGGTACGGGTGCTGGCATCGGCGTACAGTCGGCGCTTACCGCCGGTGCGGCTCGTGCGATTGCGCCGATGGAGGACGCAACCGCCTTCGCCCGTGGCGCTGTCCACGGCGGGTTGATGAACGCGCTCGGTCAGGTGCCGGCCGTCGCCTCTGGCGCGCAGCAGGGACCGAACCCGGTGGCGCCGCTGGAGTCCGGGCTTACCTTTGGTGCCGCGTCGGTGGCTGGCGAGAAGGCTGCCAACCTCTACGGCGCGATGCGCGGGGCAGAGTTCGCCGGGAAGTACGGAGAGGAAGGCGCTCGCCTCGCCGCTGGCGCTCCCGCTACCGATGCGATGGACCGTGCTGCGCTGTCGTTCCTTGACAACACGCGCAAGTCGGTCGCCAGCATCAACAACTGGGGAACGGTCGGCGCCAATGAGTTCATCCTGTACGTCAAGGACTCGCTAGCGAAGCAGTCGGGTGGGCAGGGCGAGAACGATCCGGTTTACCAGCGTGCGCTTCAGGCGGTCGTCGCAACGATTGTGGGCGGACTTGGCGAGGTCGGTAAGGTTCCTGAGCGGAACATCACCAAGCAGCAAGCCGAGCATGTGCTGGAGCAGGC